GCCTACGACACCGCCTGCGAGAACCAGGTGACCTACGGCGAGGGCTACATCCGGCTCCTGACCGAGTACTGCAACGACGACAGCTTCGAGCAGGACATCCGTATCGCACGGGTGCGCAACTCGTTCAGCGTGTACATGGACCCAACGATCCAAGACCCTTGCGGGTCGGATGCGGAGTGGTGCTTCATCACCCAGGACTTGACGGCTGACGAGTACGAGCGCCAATTCCCCGACGCATCGCCGGTATCGACCATGATGCAGCGCGGCGTAGGCGACCAGAGCCTGAGTCCGTGGATCAGTGAGAAGACGGTACGCATTGCGGAGTACTTCTACACCGAGCACACGCCGGCAACGATGCACCTGTACCACGGCAACGTGTCGGCGATGGAGAACTCGCCGGAAGACCGGCAGATGAAGCAGATGGGCATGAAACCCATCAAGACGCGCATCGTGGATCAGAAGCAGATCAAGTGGTGCAAGACAAACGGCTTTGAATTTATCGAAGAACGCGACTGGGCGGGCAAATCGATACCTGTTATCCGCGTTGTTGGCAACGAATTTGAGGTTGACGGCCGCTTGTACGTCTCTGGACTGATCCGCAACGCCAAAGACGCCCAGCGCATGTACAACTACTGGGTCAGCCAAGAGGCTGAGATGCTCGCACTGGCGCCAAAAGCCCCGTTTATCGGGTACGGCGGGCAGTTTGAGGGCTATGAGAACCAGTGGAAGACCGCAAACACGACAAATTGGCCGTATTTGGAGGTCAACCCTGACGTTACAGACGGCGCAGGCGGCGTACTGCCCCTACCGGCACGGTCGCAGCCTCCAATGGCCTCCAGCGGGCTCCTACAGGCCAAGGCGGGGGCTTCTGATGACATCAAGAGCACCACGGGTCAATACGACTCCAGTTTGGGCGCTACGAGCAACGAACGCTCTGGCCGAGCGATCCTGGCGCGTGAAAAGCAGGGCGACACAGGCACCTACCACTACGTCGACAATCTGGCGCGGGCGATTCGGTACACCACTCGGCAGATTGTGGACCTGATCCCGAAAATCTACGACACCCAGCGCATTGCCCGCATCATTGGCATCGATGGGGAGACGGATTCGGCGATGATCGACCCAAACCAGCCGCAGCCGGTGCGCAAGATCATCGACCAGGCGGGCATTGTAATCAAGAAGATTTACAACCTCGGCGTTGGCCAGTACGATGTGTGCGTGACGACTGGCCCGAGCTACATGACCAAGCGCCAAGAGTCGCTGGACGCCATGAGCCAACTGTTGCAGGGCAACCCGCAATTGTGGGGTGTGGCGGGTGACCTGTTCATCAAGAACATGGACTGGCCGGGTGCTCAGGAGATGAGCAAACGGTTTGCCAAGACCATCGACCCGAAACTGCTGGCCGATGATGACGATCCGGCACTCCAGGCCGCGCAGCAGCAGATGCAGGCGATGGGCCAGGAGATGGAGCAGATGCACCAGATGCTCCAGAACGTGTCGAGGTCGATGGAAGCGCAGGACTTGCAGGTCAAGCAATTCGATAGCCAGGTTAAGGCTTACGATGCCGAGACCAAGCGGATCAGCGCCACGATGGCCGGCATGACGCCTGACCAGATTCAAGAAATAGTCTTGGGGACGGTCCACGGCATGATCACCAGCGGTGACCTTGTGGGCGAGATGCCTGGCCGGGATGTGGATGTGGGCGCTGAAATGCCACAGGAGAGCATGGAATGAAAGCCGCAGATTTCATGGGCCTGCTCTTCTTGGGCCGGGATGTGGCGCACAGCGTCCACCTCAACACGCGCAGCTTCAGCAAGCACATGGCGCTGAACACGTTCTATGACAGCCTCATTGACCTTGCGGACGCCTTTGCCGAGGCGTACCAGGGCCGGCACGGCCTGATCGGCGGGATCACTTTGCAGTCTTCCAAGAAAACAACCAACATCGTTGAGTTTTTGCAAGCACAACTTGATGAGATTGAGTCGGTCAGGTATGACGTATGCGACAAGACTGACTCCTCGCTACAGCAACTGATCGACAACATTGTTGAGTTGTACCTGACGACGCTGTACAAACTGAAGTTTTTGGCGTAACAAAGGTATATCATGGCAATCACGCAAGCCTTTTGTACCAGCGCTAAAGTTGGTTTTTTGACGGGCACTTACACCCCGTTGACCGACACGATGAAAATTGCGCTGTACACAAGCACAGCGACATTGGATGCTACGACTACCGTGTACTCTGCGACAAATGAAGTTGTTGGCACAGGTTACACGGCGGGCGGCAACACGCTGGCCGGCAATGCTATTAGCTCTTCTGGCACCACGGCGTGGATTACGTTTTCTGACTCAAGCTGGACCACGGCGACCATCACCGCTAGGGGCGCTTTGATCTATGACAGTACGCGGGCTAACGCAGCCATTGCGGTACTGGATTTTGGTGCTGACAAGACATCAACGGCTGGCACGTTCACTGTCCAAATGCCGGTTGCCGCTGCCGCTACTGCGCTGATCCGCATCGCTTAACCGTTCCAGGGGGCTGGGATGATCATTGCGTTTGAATACCCATCCCCAACTGGCGGCATGTTCCGGGATGCTATCCATCTTCCTGACGATCATGGCTTGTCGGACGATGAGTTGACGGCAATGAAGGAAGCTAGGTTCGCCCAGTGGTGCGCTGCGCTGGAGATGACAGATGGCAGCTAGATTCTGGGTAGGGGGTGCTGGTACTTGGGACGCCACCACTACAACCCATTGGGCGGCTACATCTGGTGGCGTTGCCGGGGCCAGTGCGCCTACTTCTGCGGATACGGCCACCTTTGACAACCTGTCAAACGCCGTAGCCTATGCGGTAACTATTGGCACGAATGCCGTCTGCCTTGACGTAAGCATTGCTGGCCCCGCTGTGGGCAACGTGACTATAACGTCTGGCGCTACGTCAGTCATCAACGTGTATGGTAGTTGGTTGAATGCTGCTACTGGGGTGGTTTTTACCACTACTTCCGGCGCTATTGTAAACTTTTTAGCCACAACTACAGGCAAGACAGTTACCACCAACAATATTACGTTGGGGGCAATGACTGTAAACTTTAACGGAGTTGGCGGCGGTTGGACATTAGGTAGCGCATTTACTGTTACGGCCGGGGCTTCCCCCACCATTCTTGCGGGTACGTTTGATACCGGCGGGTTTGCAATGACGTTGAATAGTTTTCTTTCTACAACAACTACCAACGTAAGAGCAATAAATCTAAACGCTTCTACTATTATTTGTTCTGGAACTGGACCAGTTAGCCTAGCTGCTACTAATCTTACGTTCAATGCCGGCACGTCCACAATAACTTGTTCTAACGCAGCGTTTACATTTGGCGGTGGCGGGCAGACGTTCTACAACGTCAACCTCACCTCTGCTACCGCAGCTATCAACACGGTTTCAATTACCGGCGCTAATACTTTTAACAACCTCAACGTAACCACAACAACGCTACAAAAAGTCATCACCCTTGGCGCTAACCAAATTGTCAACGGCACCTTGACCCTTGGTGCTACAAACACAGCGCCGTTCCGTATAAGTGTTATAAGCGACGTTGTAGGCACCCAACGCACCCTGACGGTTGCTACCCTAGCGACTCTGAACGATGTGGACTTCAGGGACATCGTGGCAGCGGGTGCATCTTCACCGTGGTCAGGCACTCGCATTGGTAACTGCTTAGGCAACAGCAACATCACCTTTACCGCAGCGGCTACGAAATACTGGAACCTTGTTGGTGGTGGCAACTGGACTTCTACAGCCTGGGCCTTGACATCTGGCGGTGCTGTAGCGGTAAACAATTTTCCGTTGGCGCAAGACAGTATTATTATTGACGATGCGGGCCTGACTGCCGGTAACATAATAACAGTGAACACCAATCCGGATATTGGTACGTTGGATATGTCAACGCGAACAACTGCGTTGACGCTTTCGTTAGGGAATAATGATCCCCGATTTTATGGTAACGTAACGCTTTGTTCAACTTTAACAACGACGGGTAGTACTTCACCTTCATACACTTTTGCGGGGCAAGGATTAGCTAACACTCTTAATACTGCTGGGGTAGTTCTTAAACTTAATAATTTTATTGTCAACTGCCCTACTGGGTCATTGACGTTACAGTCTAATACAACCGTTGAGCTTACCGCCACTAGCTCAGGGGGTGTAGGTTTAACCGCTGGGACTTTTAACCTTGGCGGGTTTAATTTAACTGCTGTTGCTTTTAACGGGGCCAACGCAACCGGAACCGCCAGAACCCTTACCCAAGGGTCTGGAGCTTTAGAGATGACCGGAGCCGGGGTAGCGGTCTGGAACACAACTTCAGCCACAGGGCTTACCTTCACAACTACACCCACCGTTAACTTTACATATTCCGGCGCAGTTGGCACTAGAACAATAGCCGCTAATACTGCGGGCGCTATAAATGTAAATGTAACGGCAGGCGCTGATAGTATTACTATAGGCGATACGGTTAAAAACGTAGATTTTACTGGTTTTGCCGGGACACTTAACAACGGTACTCGTAATATACACGGCAATCTAACACTATCGGCGGGCATGACGCTTGCTGCGGGTACGTTGACTACTACGATTGGCCTAACAGCGACGACAACGCTTACCAGCAACACCAAAACAATGGATTTCCCGGTAACTTTTAGTAGTACGGGAACCATCAACTGTCTTGATGCTTTGACGCTAGGTTCTACACGGGCGCTCACTTTCACAGGCGGCACCCTAAACCTGAAGTCAGGTGTTACCAGCACCGTAGGATCGTTTGTCACCACAGGCACAACCATGAAGTACCTGGGCAGCACTACCCCAGGAACTCAAGCAACGATCTCTGACGCAGGTGGCACCGATACGGTAACGTACCTGACAATTCAGGACTCAAACGCTACGGGCGGGGCTACTTGGGATGCTCTTTCAACAACAAACGTAAATGCGGGCAACAACACCGGTTGGGGGTTTACCCTACAAGTGCCCGTTACCGGTGTTCAGGCCACTGGTTCTATTGGTACAGTTACGGTTACTGCTGGCGCACTGGTTGAGCCGACTGGGGTTGAAGCTACTGGTTCAATTGGTACAGTTACGATTACTGCGGGATCGTTAGCTCAACCGACTGGGGTCCAAGTTATCGGCTCTATTGGGGCCGTTACCGTTATTGTGGTCAACCCGCCTAAGCAAGCGTCTGATGTTACAGTACGCTTGCGTTCTTTCACACAACCTTGGAGATTTTGAAATGGCAGTGAATTTGAAGGCTATCACCGGCCGGTTGGGCTACCAGCAAATTACGACTCTTAGCTCGGCTACGAGTCTGACCGTGCCTGTTACGGACCTGAACGGCCTGAGTTGCCGCCCGTCAATTGCTATCATCACCCCCGAGACGCAAGCTGTTCGCTGGCGTGATGATGGCATAGCGCCTACCGCTTCGGTGGGGATGCCCCTTGCGGCTGGCGTGACATTACAGTACGATGGCGATATAGGCCAAATCCAGTTCATCGAACAGGTGGCCAGCGCCAAGATCAACATCAGCTACTACGTCTAAAGGTGCTGCTATGAACATCCAGAATGATTCCGCTGCGGCGGTAGACTACGTTACCTATTTCACCAAGCAACTTCCGCAAGACCTGGCGGCAATGGCGGCGTTGCGGGATGAACTTGCAGTGCGCCAAGGTGCTTTGACGGCGGTTGAAGACGCCGCCAAGATGCGTGAAGACGCCAAACAACTGCTTGCCACGACCAAGGCCGATGCTCAAGCCAGCCAACTGGCGGCAAGTAACCTCGTGGCTGACGCCGCCGCCAAGAAGCAAGTGCAAGACGCCCGACAGAAGGACTTGGACAAACGGGACGCTGATGCGGCCGCTGCTGCCAGCGAAAATGCCCGCGTTCTTGCCGCTCAAGTAAAGGCCGCAGATGCGCAGGCCGCAACTCTGGCGGCTAGAGAGGCTACACTTACGCAAGCGCAAGAAAAACTTGCCGAGGCCCAAAGTGTTTTGGCCTCGCGCATTGCAACTTTTCAAGCTAAAGTTGCCGCAATCAACGCATGACCGTACTGGTGAGGTTCACCAGGGAATCGTAAGGTTCACACAATGACTGAAGAAGTACTAGCGGAAGATCCCGCGCCAGAACAGGAAGCCACGGCGGCACCTGAAGCTGTAGAAGCACAGCCGGTAAAGGCGTTCACTCAAGAAGAACTGGACGCCGCGATAGGAAAGAGGCTCGCACGCGAGCAACGAAAGTGGGAACGAGAGCGTGTTGTTACTGCCCCCGTTGTCGCTGCTGATCCCCGACCAGAGCAGTTTGACTCGACTGAATCCTACGCCGATGCATTGGCGATGAAGAAGGCCGAGCAGTTGCTCTACGAACGGGATGTGCAGCGCCAGCAGACAGAAGTTCTCGGTGCTTATCACGACAGGGAAGAAGAGGCGCGGAACAAGTACGATGATTTTGAACAAGTCGCGTACAATCCAAGCCTCAAGATCACGACCGTGATGGCGCAGACGATCCAATCGTCGGATATTGGCCCTGATGTAGCTTACTACCTCGGTGCCAACCCGAAAGAAGCAGATCGTATTTCCCGCTTGGCGCCTTATGTGCAAGCCAAAGAGATCGGACGTATCGAGGCCAAACTGGCCTCGGAACCGATGGTCAAAAAGACTTCTAGTGCCCCCGCTCCTTTTACACCTGTCACGCCCAGTGGCAAGGCATCGCCGGCTTACGATACAACTGACCCCCGCTCTATCAAAACGATGAGCACGTCAGAATGGATCGCAGCCGACCGCGCTAGACAAGTGAAGAAGATGGAAGCACGCCTCCGCTAACTTTTTTAAGGACTCAAAGTGTCTAACAGCATTCTTACCATTGACATGATCACCAGGAAGGCTCTCGAAATTCTCGAGAACAACCTGGTGCTCACCCGCAACGTCAACCGCCAATACGACGACTCGTTTGCCGTCGAAGGCGCAAAGATCGGCTCCACCCTGCGCATTCGTCTTCCCGACCGTGCTCTGGTGACCGATGGCGCCGCCCTGCAAGTTCAGGATGACAACGAGCAGTACACCACGCTGACGGTCGCAAGCCAGAAGCACATCGGTGTCAACTTCACATCTGCTGAACTGACCATGCAGTTGGACGATTTTGCGGAACGGGTTCTCAAACCCCGTATCTCGCAGTTGGCCTCCAGCATCGACAACGATGTTGCCAACGCCTACAAGTCAATCTATTCGACTGTCGGCACGCCTGGCACCACGCCGTCCACCTCGCTGGTTCTGCTGCAAGGCAACCAGAAGTTGAATGAGTACGCTGCTCCGATGAACGATCGCTACGCTACGGTTAACCCCGCTGCCAACGCGAACTTGGTTGAAGGCATGAAAGGCTTCTTCAACCCAACCGGCACCATTTCCCGCCAATTCACGGCAGGCATGATGGGCACTGGTGTTCTGGGCTACGACGAAGTCAACATGTCGCAGTCAATTGTGAACCACACCACTGGGTCACGTTCTACGACGGACACGATCCTTGTCAATGGCGCGGTTAGTACTGAGGGCCAGGCAACCATCAGCATTGACGGCGGCACCGGTTCGGCCACGGTCACTGTCGGTGATGTGTTCACTGTTGCCAACGTGTTTAGCGTCAACCCGCAAACCCGCCAGTCTACCGGCAGCTTGCAGCAGTTCGTTGTAACAGCGGCCAACACGGCGTCGAGCGGCTCTTGGACTAGCATTGCGGTCTCACCCGCGATGTACACGTCTGCCAACGCTCTGGCAACAATCAATGCGTTCCCTGCAGATAACGCTGCGGTTACGTTCGTTGGCTCGGCTTCTACGGCGTACCCGCAGAATCTGATCTACCACAAGAACGCAATCACATTCGCTACGGCTGACCTCTTGCTGCCGCAGGGTGTGGACATGGCTTCGCGCCAGGTTCACAACGGCATTTCGTTGCGTATTGTCCGCCAGTACGACATCAACAATGACCGTATGCCTTGTCGTATCGACGTTCTGTACGGGTTCAACGTCATCCGCGCACCTATGGCCGTGCGCCTCTGGGGTTAATCATGAGTTACGTTCTTGGCAATCTGGTTAAACAGGCCGTCATTAGCGTAACCTTGTCGCCTGCTCTCATCGTGCTCAACACGACGGCAGAACAGACGTTCACGGTTAACGGTCTTCTCCCCGGTGACATGGTTCTTGTCAACAAGCCCACGACGCAAGCTGGTTTGGGCATTGTTGGCTCCCGAGTCTCTGCGGCAAACACCCTTGCGATCACGTTTAGCAACAACACGGCGGCGTCTATCACCCCGACTGCGGCCCAAGTTTACTTGGTCCTAGTGTCGCGGCCTGATCGCACTATTACTGATGGCAACATCTAAAGGAAATTATCATGGCTCTCCCTAACTCAGGTGGTGGATACCAATACACCGATGGCAACACCAACGAAATCGTCATGGGCGTTCAAGCAGCGCCCCAGACGGCGACTGCCACGGCGACTCTGACTGCTGCGCAAGTTACTGGCGGCATTTTGGTGGGCAACCCGTCCACCACGGCGGCGTCATACACGCTTCCGACTGCTACCTTGATTGACGCGGTGTTTACCAACTCAAAGGTCAACAGCACGTTTGAGTTGACGATCATCAACTTGGGTACTTCGACCGGGTTGATCACGGTGGTTGTGGGCACCGGCATCACTGCGGTTGGCAACTTGGTTGTTGCTATCACCGGCAGCGCTGCTGGCGTTGGCGGCGCAGCGCAGTTCTTGTTCCGCAAAACGGACACTGCTGCGTACACTGTGTACCGAATCGCTTAAAGCGATAGCCCCCTACGCTCACAAGGCGTAGGGGGCACAAATTCTAGGGGCGATCTGTGGTAATCTATCTGAAGCACCCTGTACACGGCACCAAGGTCGCAATTGCGGAACTTGAGGCCGAGCAAGATGAGAAGAACGGCTGGGTACGGTATACTCCAGGCGAGCCGGTGAACGAGCTTCGCCGCCGCCGCAAGGAGCCTGCTGAATGAGTACCACCGCCGGGGACCAGATCAACGGGGCGCTGCGCCTGATTGGCCAACTGGCTGAAGGTGAGACGCCATCCGCGTCTACGTCGCAGGACGCGCTTACCGCCATGAATCAGATGATCGATTCGTGGAGCACCGAGCGTTTGGCGGTGTTCAGCACCCAGGATCAGGTGTTCAGTTGGCTTCCCGGTTTTATCAGCCGCACGCTTGGCCCAACCGGCGACTTTGTTGGCAACCGACCCATCCTGCTGGATGACTCGACCTATTTCAAAGACCCGGCAAACGGCATCTCGTTTGGCATTAAGATCATCAACCAGCAGCAGTACAACGGCATTGCGGTAAAGACTGTGACCAGCACCTACCCACAGGTGATTTGGATCAACATGAATTACCCTGACATCGAGATGTACGTCTACCCGGTGCCTACCAAGGTGCTGGAGTGGCACTTCGTTTCGGTAACTGAGCTAGATCAACCGGCCACGCTGGCGACCGTATTGTCCTTCCCGCCAGGCTACCTGCGGGCGTTCCGGTACTGTCTGGCTTGTGAGATCGCTGCTGAGTTTGGTGTCGAGCCATCGCCGCAAGTCTCGCGGATCGCCATGACATCCAAGCGCAACTTGAAACGCATCAACAACCCGGATGACATCATGTCGCTGCCGTACAGCATTGTGGGCACTCGGCAACGCTACAACATATTCGCAGGGAACTACTAATCATGACCACAGTTGCCATTTCTGGCTTGCCCGTTGCCACCGTCATTAACGCCGCCGACATTGTTCCGTTTGTCCAATCTGGCACAACCAAGAGCATCAGCACCACATTGTTGTTCACTAGCCCGACGATGGTAACGCCTGCGTTGGGAACGGTTGCCAGCGGAATTATTTCGGCTTGCACTAGCACTGGCATGGTCATGGTAACGCCTGTAATCGGCGCTGCCACTGGGACTAGCTTAACCGCGTCTGGCACGATTGTTTCAACGGGTACGGCAGGCGTTGGTTACGCAACTGGCGCCGGGGGCGCAGTAACTCAGCTAACTAGCCGCACGACAGGCGTAACGCTTAACAAAACATCCGGCGCAGTTACAATGTTCAGCGCAGCAGGGACAACTACCGCAGCGACATTTACCGTAACCAACAGCACGGTGGCAGCGACTGATGTGGTTATTCTAAGCCAAAAATCTGGTACTGATCTGTACGACCTAATGGTCACCGCAGTGGCGGCAGGGAGTTTCAACTTAACTTTCCGCACCACGGGCGGCACAACCACTGAAACGCCGGTCTTTAATTTTGCTGTTATCAAAGCCGTTGCTGCGTAATGCACACGCCCATCCTTGGTTCAGCCTACGTTGCTCGCAGCATCAACGCTGCGAACAATCGGATGGTGAACCTCTTCCCAGAAGCCACCCCCGATGGCGGCAAGGAAGCGGGGTTCTTGAACCGCGCCCCAGGATTGGAGTTTCTCCAGACGGTTGGCACTGGGCCTATCCGGGGCTTGTGGGCGCACCAGACCAACGGCACGGACTTCTATGTCGTCTCCGGCATTGAGGTCTACAAGCTCACCAGCACCACGGCAACGCCTGAACTGCTTGGCACTGTGTCGGGTACAGGCCCGGTGTCCATTGCGGACAACGGCGCCACCATATTCTTTGCCTGCAACGGCCCGAGCTACACCTACCACGAGCCAACAGGCTCGTTTGATGCAATCACCAGCCCCGACTTTGCCGGCGCAGTCACTGTCGCGTACATCGACACCTTGTTCGTCTTCAACGAGCCAAACAGCCAGAACTTGTGGTCTGTGATTACGCAGACCCTGACTACGCCGCCAGTGCAGATATACCCGTTGGTGTTCGACCCTCTGACGGTCGCCCCTGCGGATGGCTCGCCTGACGGTGTGGTAGCGATCAATGTAGACCACCGGCAGCTATGGGTGTTTGGTACTGACTCAACTGAGGTCTGGTACAACGCTGGGCTTACTGGGTTCCCTCTGACGCCCATCCAAGGCGCGTTCAACGAGATCGGGTGCGTGGCCCCCTACTCGGTTGCCAAGCTCGACAATGCGCTGTTTTGGCTAGGCACTGACGCTCGCGGCCAGGGCATCGTCTACAAGGTCAACGGCTACGCAGGGCTGCGCGTCTCCACCCATGCGGTTGAGTACGCTATTGCGCAGTACGGCAACATCTCCGACGCGGTGGCCTATACCTACCAGCAAGAGGGGCACGCCTTCTACGTTTTGAATTTCCCATCGGCCAGCAAGACCTGGGTGTACGACGTAGCGGTGCAAGCCTGGCACGAACGCGCCAGCGGCAACGACAACGAGTTCAGGCACCGGTCAAACTGCCAGTGCAACTTCGGCGGCACGATCATCGTCGGCGACTTTGAGAACGGCAACATCTACGCTTTCAACCTTGATGTCTACGCCGACAACAGCGCGACGCAGAAATGGCTGCGGTCATGGCGAGCGCTGCCGTCTGGCCAGAACAACCTGAAGCGCACGGCGCACCACTCGCTACAACTTGACGCCGAAACGGGCGTTGGGCTAGGCGTCACGCCAGAACAAACTGCTGACGGCATCATTACCGAATTGGCAAATGTTCCGCTTGCTGGGCCAAGCTACCAACTGATTGCTGAATTTAATTGGGAATACCTAGCAACCGAAAGCGGCAGTGAGCTTACGACCGAGGCCGGCGATAATTTTGAGTCTTTGGTAACGTTTGTCTACTCCGGGCCAGACATTAACGACGCTGAGATTGTGACAGAGTCTTTCCCTGCCACAGCCGGATACGACCCCCAGGTCATGCTGCGCTGGAGCGATGACGGTGGCCACACTTGGTCGAACGAGCACTGGAAGTCGATGGGTGCTATCGGCCAGTACGGCTACCGCACCATCTGGCGCCGCCTTGGGATGACCGAGAAGATTCGTGACCGGGTGTACGAGGTGTCAGGCACCGACCCGGTAAAGATCGCCATCATGGGCGCTGAGTTGTTCATCACGCCGACCAATGCTTGACCTAACCCAAGTCCCGGCGCCAAGGGTGCCCCTTATCGACGGCAACACTGGGTTGGTGGCGTCGGAGTGGTTCCGGTTCTTCAACGGGTTGTACAGCGTTGTTGGCGCAAACCAGAACGTCATCCAGCCGGTCAACGGCGGCACTGGCTTGTCCACCCTCCCCGCCATTGGCCAACTGCTGATTGGCAACGGCACCGGGTACGCGCTCAACACGTTGACGCCAGGCGCCGGTATCAGCGTCACCAACGCCGCCGGTAGCATCACACTGGCCAACACTGGCGTCTTGTCATGGTCTGGCGGCTCGACTGGCCTGACCCCGGCAACAGCAACAGCCGGGGCTGTCACTTTGTCAGGTCTGCTCAACGTCGCAAACGGCGGCACAGGGCAGAGCACCTACACCAACGGCCAGCT